ACTTCTACGACAAACCCGTAGTTATTCTGCTCCTGTCGGATAGATATATTCCATCCCGGCTTGTATGAAACGCGCTTCAGGAAGTCGGTAAGGACACCGTAATTTCTCTCGGCGGTCAATGCTGTTCTTGGCGGGTATAGAGGCATCTACTTCTCTCCGGGAACAGGAGTATTGGGAAACCGTCTCTTGGCCTCTTCAATGCTCATCTCCTGCTCAATTACGGCGTCGTAGGGGCCGTCCAGTAGCCTTTTGTAGATAGGGTGATCGTCTATCTTCATCGACATTCTCAAATTGTGCTGACCTCCGTGCTCAATTGATCCGCACACATCGTTCATCTTGAAGTAGTCACAGCGCACGGGCTTTGCGGCCCACAGAGAGAGGATGAAAGTAGTCTCTTTGCAAATGGGACAGTGCATCGCAATAGGCCACCCCTGCGCAGGAGGGACGATAGAAGTTACAAATATTCCTTTCGGCTCAGGAGCGTTGCTCCACGTAGCTCCACTAAATATTCCTGTCCGGGCATCCTGAGAGGCAAAGAAATATTCCATCTCCTGCGGCGACCATTCTTTTTCACTTGGCGGATACTGATTTGGTTCCATCGGTTTTTCCTTTCGCGACTAGGAAAACGGTACTCCTAATCCTGTGCCTAGTCAATAGGTTTTGGCGGAACTGATTTTGGGTTGTGAAGTCCGACTAAGTGGCATATATAGCACCCCCATTTACAATTATCTAAACTCCAACTCCCGCCCGCACCCCGACTCTTGAGATGGACGAGATGACCGTGATCCCACACTGTCCCGCCGCCGTAGGGCAATACGCCACGGATACAGTTCGGCAGAAGATGTAATTCACATCGTCCTTCTGCGCGTTCATAAACGGCTAGGCGAACCGATGCTTTCTCCGCCTTCGTAGGCTGCCCTCTGCGCGGCTTGGAACGTACTTTACGGATTGGGCTTCGCTTTATCATTTTGGGAATTGACGCAACAAAAGATGTACAGGAATCAACGCCGCACCTTCCTCTGGAGTCCTTGCCGACATTTGTTTCATGTAGAAGCTAACACCATTCTCTTCACATTCCTTCTTTAAGTTCTCAGCCCACTCGATGCTCATTAGCCTACGCTTGGCTCCCGACTCACCACCGCATATCAGCCAGTCCGGTACTCCAACGTACAATAGATGAGCGTGCTTACTCAACGTCAGAGGCCCAAGAGCAGGCTCATAGCTAATGAACGTGGTGAGTCCTGTTGCGATCCTCATATCGGCTAGGATGGGCCAGCGAATGTCGTAGTAGTGCTGGTTCTCAGCAGAGGTACCTAGCCACACGTTGCGATGCTTGAACGCGGCAGGAAGATAGCGATGGTAGCGGTGTGGACGCTTTGTGAGTAGCTGCCAGATGAGGTTAGGAGTGTTGTCAATCAACTCCCAAAGACGCTCTCTCGTCCATTTCGGCCATTCGTCATCCATAACGTCTGCCATTGACGCGCAAAATACTTTAGATTTAACGCCTTCACGCGCAGCGTCCTTATCCCACTTCAAAGGCTCTGCCCAATGTTTATCGCCGAACTCCCGACGTGGAACACCTTTACCCCAATGTGATTCACCCCATCGTGAGTCGAGGACGCGGGCATAGCAATTGTCACACCCCATCGAAACCTCTGTGCATCCCCAAATCGGATTATATGTGTGTGAAGTCCACGCGATATTTGTCTCTTTTCCCATCTTATACCACTCTTTCTTCAAACTTTAGATACTTTCCATCCAGACGGCAAGGGATACTTCCAATCGGCCCCCATCTTTGCTTCCCAATTACCAATTCGTCCTCTCCAGTGAATGAGTCTGTTTCAGGATCAACGCGACGGAAAGGAAGAATAACCGTATGCGCAGATTCTTCCAGTGTCCCAGATTCTTTCAAGGCGAACATATTAGGTCGAGAGTTGATGCTTCTTCCTTCCGGTCTAGGGCTTTGTGAAAGGAGGATTGTAGCCACATTGTTATCCTTCGCAAATACTCTAAGTTTACTAGCCACTGCTGTTACTTTCTGCCTTTCGTCCTTTCCTGTCGCGTTGATGATCTGCGCGTAATCGACAACAAGCAACTTGATTTGATGTTGCCGCACTTCACGAGAGGCGTTCCAAATCAGCTTGTCAATGTTGATTCCTCCCGCGTCCGAAATATGGAATGGAAGTCCAGAAAGTTCTTTCAGTCCTACCCGCAGTGCCTCTTTTTCTGACAAATTCAATAACCACGGCTCACGAATCTTCCACGACGGCATTCCAACCAACAGACAAGCCGTAACATCGTACCAAGATTCCTTTGTCATCTCTCCTGAATGGACGTAGGCTGGTATTCCTTGCCGGACAACATGCTTTACGATCTGACGCGCAAGAGTTGTTTTACCCCTAGACGGCGAGGCTCCTACGACCCACAGTTCTCCAAGCCTTATCCCCCCATTGGTAAAATCATCTAAAGGCTTGAAGCCGGTAGGAATAGCAAGGTCTTGTTTGGGATTATCCAGCAGCCGACTGGCGGCATCCATTGCCATTGTAGGAGAGTCGAAGACTTCAGTTTTTATCTGATTATTTTCGACGATCTCAGCTACTTGAGACATTACCTCAGTCGCAATATTGATTCCATCTTCGCTCTGGTCTCCTGCGCGGATTCCTCCGTCGTGAAAAACTCCCATCAACTGGCGGAGTAAACTCTTGTCCTTAACGATCTGGACGTAAGATTCGATGTTGAAGTGGCGCGGGATGCCCTCTGTGAGATAGGCGAGATAAGCTGGCCCGCCGATGGAATCCAACTCACGCCGTCTAGATAACTCTTCCTGAACCGTGAGGTAGTCCACGCCCACATTGTCGGCTAGTAGGGCTAGAATAGTCCTGTAGACGCGCTGGTGGCTGTCTAGAGAAAAGTCCTCAGCCTCCAGTTTCCCTATCGCGTCCGAGATTGCTTCGCTGTCCAACAGCATTGCGCCGAGGATCGCTACTTCAGTGTGGACAGATGAAGGGAGACCCTCTGATTCGCTCAACTGAGACAGAGACGCCCTACCATCCCCACGAGGGGCAGGATTATCCTCTGGCGGCTCAGGAAGAGAACTCGGTATGGAATAATCCTCAATTCCCACTTGCTTGCTCCCTTGCTTTGCGCTGCTCTGCTTGAATTTCTTCAACTTCCTGTTCGTATGCTGTTTTAGGCTTCGGCGTCAGAAGTCTAATTTCTCGCAGGATCGAGGCCAGATCAATCAACGCCGTTTCTCCCTCTCCTCGCTCTCTTTCCCCAAGGGTGGTCAATGCCTGCATGACATACTCAAATTTCTCCCTCGATAGTCGCGCCGACATTATTCGGAAATAGTTTTTGCTCCCCTCCGCCGCTCGAAAACACATCGTCTCCGTAAGTTTCTCGATTATCTTGACTTGAATAATTTGCTCTTGGCTCAATAACATCTCGGATTGCTTGCGCTCCAGATTCGAGATTTTTTTCGATGCGTCCAGTTTGTTTTCCATTTGTTGCTCCATTTTGTCCATTTGGTTTTTGCCATTCACTAAAATCGTCGAAATAATGTCCCTGATTGAACCATGTCGAAGGATGAGGCCGAAAATCTTCAGTGCTGATAGATTTTTGTCCGGCAGGAGAAGCCGCATATTCAGCAGATTTCTTCCATAAAAATCTCCTTGCTGATATTTCATCCATCGGGGGATGACGAGAATTACCTTCTACCAACCGCTCTACGGATTTTTGGATTGCTTTGATTGCCTTGTCAGGTGCAACCTTTCGAGGGTATGCTTCGTAAATTTTCATCTCCTGCTCCACTATCACCGCTCGATGCTCGTCATCGAGCAAAGGTAGTTGTTTTTTATCTTGTTTCTTATCTCTAGTATCTACTCTTGCGGCACTGTCATTGACACCCTCATTGACACTAGCAACGGCACCCTCATTGACACCATCATCGCATAAATCATATACAACTTTATTCCAATCTGTTGATTTTGAGCAGTTTACATATTTACCCTTCATGGCACCATCAGAGCAGCGAAACTTGTTTACTAAAATAGGGTAGGAACCATGTTTCCCGCGTGTTGGAAACCGCCTTAGATACCCTTTTTCTTCTAGTTTTTCGAGCGCGTCTCGGCATGTCCTGCTGGATAGGCTGTATAGCGCAGCGAATAATCCAGCGGAGCCGTAACAAACTCCCGTACTTGGATTTGCATCGCTCAAAATTGCCACATATAAACTCGCTTCAAAAAAAGACACACGTCCGTCTTTTACGTGCTCAAAAAGGCCACGCCGTAATTGAAGAAATCCTGTACTCATTCCCGGCATTGTGACGGTTATTCCTTTTTGGACACACTAATCCTGCACTCACTAAAGGGAATCCTTGTGTGGGGAAAGAATGCCAGCGAATTAGCCTAGCTAGGAAAGTCTCGCGGGGGCCATCCGTAGATGACCCCCGGAACTTTTCGCTGGCGGGGCATCTGGATCATGACTTCCAGACTCAGCAAGGATGCACCTCAGCACGGAGTCTGTCAAGCCTAAAGTTATGATTCGATTGATGCTCTGCGCTTTTCAATACTGAAGAGTCCTGCCGCGTTGTCCTAAGCGGCGCAGGACGTTGAAATTGTATCTTGTTGAATCTGTTTGACATAAAATAAATAGCGATTTTCCATTGACAAATTCATTGCGCAGGAATATTGTTGGTGA